AATTGGATATGAAAGCGTTGACTTTGTTGACGTTTTTGTAATGCAGGATGGTTCGCTACTAGCCGCATGGAAACATCCACTTCAAAAACTACCTCTTCAAAACCTTGTGGCATTTGGGGATGGTGTCACACAAGTGTTAAACCTCTACCCAGTAGAACGCATAATTGACTTGTATGACCGTCCTGTGGACGCAACTTCTGGAACGTTTATTTTCTCTGGGTCAGGTGTTATTGACGGTGCTGATTGGCGTTGTGATAATGGGTATTACGGTCCAAAAAGCCTTTATGTAGAAGAACTAGACAGTTCACTGATTAACAGTCTTGCCGAAATTGTTGCCTATGAGCCATTCATGTCTGTGGCAGGTCTCGGACATATTATGTATGTGGAATCTAATACTCAAAATAAACCAGAATTGGCTGACTTGGCTGTTAACAAATTAAACAACTCTATTGCTCCAGTTGTGGGTCGCACCTTTCAAGAAGTTTTACGCCTTATTTATGAATGGGCTGTTCTTGCCGATGAGCCTTTTAACAGCACTGAAAATGTGGCTGTTACTGCTAAAAACTACATGGGAACACTTCGCTTTACAGAGGATGAAATAGACCTAATCAAGGAACTTACCCCCATGCAAATTAGTAAGTTCATCAGTGGAAGCACTGAGGCACGTGTCCGTCCTGACAACATCACGCCCCTTAGTGCTGGCATTTCAAACATCTTGTTTAAGAGGATGGCATCTAGTTCATTGAGTTTCATCATTTCTCGCAACCCTGCTATTTGGGATTACGAAGAAGTACACCAGAGAGAACTGGCTGAACTTCAAGAAGGTATCTTGCGGTTTAGGGAATACTATGGAGTACCTTCATACGTAGAACTTACTGAGGTTTCCCGTGTTATGGACTTTGCTGAGATTCAGGCTCCTAAGCAGTTGTCGTATGTCCACAACCAACTTCGCCATTTTGCTAACAAAAAAACGGTTTTGAATGCATTATAAATATGTATACTTACAACATAACAAAGGAGCCTTAAATGGAACTACAAACTGACGACCTTATCAATGGCCTACTTGAAGAAGTAAAACGCCTTACCCTTGAAAACATCGCTTACAAGGCAGCATTACAGAAACTCCAAGTAGCCCCAAGTACTGATAACGAAGAGTAAATGCACAGTCCACACCCAATTCATAGAGCACTTGTTACTTACTCAAATAAGAACACAGGAGAAATCCGTATAAAAATCCCAGCATTGTTGGGTTCTGGCTCCGAAGTATCTATTTCATACATTGGGCGTAAAGCACCATGGGCTGTACCAATAGCAGGTGACCAAATTGTAGTTACTGCTGATGATGAAAATTTAACTAATATTTTTTGGTTACAAACAGACTCTTATGTTCCCCAACACCCAACTGGCTCTATAACAGCCTTTGCTGGTTCTTCTGCACCAACTAGTTGGTTGTTGTGTTATGGACAAACACTTGTTCGTGCTACTTATCCTGATTTGTTTGCAGTTATAGGAACTACTTACAACACTGGCGGTGAGGCAGGAACAGACTTCCGACTTCCCGACCTTAGAGGTCGCACAGTTGCTGGTATTGACAATATGGGTGGCACAGATGCTGGTCGTCTGGACATTGCCAATAGTTCAGGAACAGTTGTTGGGTCACAGTATGTGACATTGACAAGTGCTGAAATGCCTAGCCATACACATATACAGAACTCACACAACCATAATCAAAACGCCCATGGTCACGACCTTGGTCCTGGACAATCTTTTGGTATGTCAGGAACCAACTTTGGAGGTGGAAATTCTGGTTCCTTTACTACATTAGTTGCGGCTGTCCAACATATTAACCAAGGCAGTTATCAGGGTCCTTACTCTGCAAATACAAACACGGCAACCAACATTGCAAACACAGCAACCAACCAAGATACAGGTGGCGGTGGAGCCCACAATAACATGCAACCAACAATGGTTCTTAATTACATTATTAAAATATAGGCTAAAATAGACCTATCCCACTTTAAAGGAATCTTTATGCCTCGCAAATACTCTTATTACCCCAGTTTTGATGGCAAGAAGGCGCAGCCTGGAACGGTAAAACTCGCTGATTTGTGCCATCGCCGTTGGAAAACCACCAATATGGGGATTTATCAGGCCCGATTGATGAGGAATTCTCACACTGAGGGTAAGAAGATTGGCGACCCTGGTATGGAAAAGTGGATGTCTGTTCACGCTACTGGTGCTGCTATAGACATCGGCTATACAGACCGTAAGGTTGGCGTTGCCATGTGGGATTGGTTTATCAAATACACCAAGGAACTAGGCATTGAGGAGATTCACGACTACGCCTTTGATAAGGATGTCAAGGATGGAAAACCTGGCTATGGACGAGGTTTCAGGTGCTCAAGAGGTGAGAACGAGGCAGGGGTAAAATTATTTACCAAGGATGATAATGCAGGAAGTTTTGGGGGGAAGTGGTTGCATTTAGAACTTTCTCCTGAGATGGCAAAAGATGCTGTAAAATTTGAAGCAGCATGGCGAGCACTCCCTAAGCCTGAATAAGGTAAAATAGCCTTATGGCAGACAATTTCAGTGGCTACTACACCGCTCAACGAGAAGAGAACAAACGCCAGCGTGAAGTTGGAGAACTTCTTAAACAACGCCGTTTGCGTGAAGCCCGTGGCGAAGAGATATCTGATGAAGAGGAACAACAGTACAGAGAACAAATAGAATCTCGTACTTTTGGTACTTACCGAGTTACCCCACTTCCTAATAAACCCGAAAACTACGGGCGTGGTCCAACTAAAAGTACCCGTGTTATTGCACACAAGTTTGTACCAGGTTCCAGAAGCACTGACCAAACTTTAGGTCGGGAAGTAATCAACTCTGGTACTGTCTACGTAAAGTTTGCTCGCCCTTCTAAACAACAGGGTGGCGATGCAACCTATAAGTATACTAATGTACCTGTTGCTACCTACGAATCTTTTCGTGGTGCAAACTCAAAAGGGCGTTTTATTAACAACCCTCTAGAGTCTTATGGCTATTCAAGAGTTTCACCTGGCAGTGAAGAGTATGGAAGATTTTGTTCTGATTTGTAAATAATATGAAAAAGTTAATTGGTTATGGCTCACTGAGCCTTTTTGTTGCATCATTCCTACTATCACCCGTAGCATTTATTCTTTGGGGTTCTCAAGGTATTTGGCTTTGTGTCATTACCGCTAATACATTTGGGCGCATTGTCTTAAAAGACACACTCAACATCCTGCAAGTTGTTGGTCCTGTTTATTGGATTACTCGTGACTATGTCCCTAAAGGCACACGCTTTGCAAGTATTGGATTTATGAAGCAGATTGATGAACCATGGCGTGTAGGTACAGGTCTTCATTTAAACTTGTGGAAACGCACATTCCAAATTGGTATTTGTCATAAACAGCATTACACAAACTCTATAGATGGTGAATTATCCGTTGTAGGTGGTAGGTTGATGGACACAGCCCCTACGGAAATCGGAGCATGGTAATGATTTGGAAGCGCACTGCACCCACCAAGGAACTTCACCCACGCATTAAAAAGTTAGATACCCCATCACTTCTTTCATGGATGGATACTACGCTAATGAGCGTAGGTATGGCTTACGATGGCTGGCGTTATAAGGACAAGTCTCCTGAGCAGGTAAACGAGGCACTGGATGTCCTCAACGACCTTTGGGAAGAAATTTCTAATAGAAGCATTGACAAATAGGTATACCTAAATGCTAGTATGACAAGAACGAAGATTTCGGTGTTCCCTTTCCACCGAGTCTTCTAGGGGGTCCCACTTCTCTCCCTCCTGTGTGGGGCCCCCGACTTCGCCCTTCGTGTATGCTGTAATACGTGACAGTACTTGATGAATCAGAAATTGAAGAATACGAGCAAGCGGACGACCTTGATGAAACCTCCGCCGAGTTTCTTGACAACCTAGTTAAAAGGTTAATTATCTTTACAGAAGAATTCTGTGACGTTGAGTTATTTCCTTATCAGATTCCCATTGCTTACCGTTTAATTGAATCTATTGTTATTGGTGACGGTGAAGAAATCACAGTCATCGCAACCCGCCAGTCAGGTAAGTCAGAAGTACTTTCTAATGTCTGTGCGTCCCTCATGGTTATCCTTCCTAAGTTGGCTAAGGTCTACCCAACATGGCTTTCTAAGTTTGACAAGGGCTTTTGGGTTGGGGTATTTGCGCCAACTGAAGACCAAGCCGATACCGTCTTTGGTCGTATCGTTTCAAAACTGACAAGTGAACATGCACTTCAGTTTTTACTTGACCCTGAGATTGACGACAAAGCAGCCTCTGGTGGCTCTCGTGGTAAGGGTAAACTAATCAGCCTAAAGAATGCTGGCTCTATCTGCCGTATGCAAACCTGTAACCCCAAGGCAAAAATTGAATCTAAGACCTACCACTTTGTCCTTATTGACGAGGCTCAGGAAGCCGATGAGACCATGATTGCTAAGTCAATCAAACCCATGTTGGCGTTCAACAACGGTTCTATCTGCCTTACTGGTACCGCTACCCGTTACAAGTCTTACTTTTATAAAATGATTCAATATAACAAGCGTAGGTCTGTAGGCGGTAAATCAAAGCGCCAGCAACACTTTGAGTATGACTGGAAGGTAGCGGCTAAATACAACAAGAACTACCTAAACTTCATTTCTAAAGAAAAACTCCGTATTGGAGAAGACTCAGACGAATTCCAGATGTCCTACATGAATCGTTGGATTCTTGAAAAGGGTATGTTTGTTACTGAGGAGCGCCTAGACCGTATGTACGATGCCTCCATGAACGTTGTAAAGCAATGGTGGCGTACTCCTGTTGTGGCTGGTATTGACGTAGCCCGTTCAAATGACTCCACGGTAGTTACCGTTGTTTGGGTTGACTGGGACCATCCAGACCCATTTGGCTTTTACGAGCATCGTGTTCTCAATTGGCTTGAGATTAACAACGAGGAATGGGAATCTCAGTATTTCCAGATTATTGATTTCTTGCGCAACTACGATTGTATGAGAATTGGTGTGGACTCTCAGGGTGTCGGTGGTGCTGTCGCAGAACGTCTACAACTGCTTCTGCCTGACATTGAAGTTCTTGCGGTTACCTCAGATGCCAAGAATCAGAATGAACGTTGGGTGCACCTAACAGAACTTATTCAGCGTGACCAACTTGTAATTCCTGGTCATTCTAAAGCCCGTAGAATCCGAACCTGGAAACGTTTTAACCAACAAATGTCTGACCTTGAAAAGGTTTATCGTGGACCTTACTTACTTGCGGCGGCTCCTGACGAAAAGGGTGCATTTGATGACTACCCCGACAGTTTGGCGATTGCTTGCCAAATGACTACGCAAGATACGATGCCGACCATTTTGGTGGCTGATAATCCTTTTTTCCGTTGAAATATGATACCCTTATATACAAGTAACCCCAGTCCCTTTTGGAGGATTTTGTGAACGTAGCACCCGCCCCGATGTTCCCTGAGAAGTCGCCCACCATGTTTGAGCGTGGCTTTGCGCCATCAATCCCAATGAACAAAGGTCCTCTTCGCTTTGAAGAGGGTGTCGCAACTGACACCGATGTTCCTAACGATTTTGCACAAGGCGCATATATGGACACCGCTCCATCGCCCATGCGTATGAACCATAACAACCCAGAGATGTTCTACAAGCACCCAGAGCAGACAATGCAAGAGCGTGCTCACGTAGGTGCTGCTTCATGGATTGAAGCCCCTGCGGTCCTCTCAGAGTTCGTACAGGGCGCTGTAGCAGGAGATGGCATGCCATCCTTTGAGTATGAGTACAACACGGGTGGACACATGAACCGTCCAAACCCAACTGTAGTTTACGACTAAGTAATGGAATACGGCGAAGCACCAACTCCTGGTGCCGCCGAAGACTCTGAACCTACGCCGTACCAATCGTCACTGCGTATCCAGAGTGCTGAGGGTGGTATACCTATTGCGGCAGTGTAC